TCATCATTATCGGCCATTCACACGGCCATGACATTTTTACTCTGTAATTCGAATCAATCCGTTCATGGCGCAATGAATATACGGACACATCTATTGTTGCGCCATTTGAATTGTAGTCGATGATATGGCAATCCTGCCTATACATCATCCATTCATCCCCATAGTTCGAATCTACGGCCTTTGATGCCTCTTCCAATGCGTTCCTGATGTCCATGATTTCTCCTTTGATTGATGGATTATTATATGTAAGGGCATGTGGCGTCGGAACATATGCCAATTCTACCCAAATGACAGCGACGTGAGCATGACTCGCCATAGGAATATTGGATTTCAACTTCAGGCTCCAAAATATCTTCGGGGTCTGCGTCGGCGGCTTCGTCCCATGTTCCTGCTTCTTTCATGATCTTGATCATTTCAGTCTTTCGGCTACCTGAATTTATGTACCAAGGTTCCATTCCATTCTCCTTTTCAATTAAATTCCGTTTACTTTCCGGCATTCGTTTCTGGTCCTGCATTTATGTAACTTGAATTTTGAATAAACCAACATTTTACGATCCCTTATGTGCGGATCAACTGATCCTCCCTCAACCAGATACCAATTGCCTTTCGACGATTTTACCCAGGCACAGTCATCATATCCGCACTTCTTGCAGATTATCGGCTTTGCTTCCACATGATTTTTCATTTCCAATCCCCCTTTCAAGTTAAGCCCCGACGGAGCGGGGCGGGTTTGCTATCCAATATACTTGTAAACATCGCCAAAGTGAATCTGCCCATCATACTCATATAGAATGATATGAGCGATAGCCCTATCTATATCCCATCCGTTCTCCGCAAGAGCTTTAGATTCTCTTGCAATTGCCTTTGACACATTTTCCCTTACTTTCCCATACAATCTTTTTTTCATATCCAATCTCCTTTCTAATTAAGCCCCGCCGTAGCGAGGCAGGTTTTGGTTATGCGTTCTTGTTTTCCGGAACTCCGAATATTTCATATTTAAGGCTATCAAATAACGCCTTAGCACACTCAGATGAACAGCAAAGATATTCATTGTAAAGATTCGGAACATGTGCATAGTATTCGTCATGCATTTTCCCACAATTTTCGCATGGCACCAATTTAATTTTTCGTTTATATGGACTCGGATGATGATTTAAAATAAGCATGTCTTGTCTCCTTTGTTGTATGTTTTGTTCCCGATCATGATTCCCATTATACATAGCTTTTCAGCGTTGTCAAGTATTTTTTATATTATTTTTATATAGGGATTGATTTTTTTCCAATACTGTGTATAATAAGGATAATTGAAAACCAATAGAAAGGATATATCATGAAAAAAAGAAAATCAAAACAAGTGGCTATCAGCATCCCTGCAGAACTCCATGAAAAATTTGTTGAGTATTGTGACGATTACTTTATGAGCTTTTCGGAATTCGTCCGGCTTGCCGGTATTGAGTATATGAGGAGGCAAAATGAAAAAGACGAAAAATGATATGGATGAAATACTTGTCGATGGCGTCGATTATTCGGATATGGATAAATGGATTTGTATTGCAGAAAGAGCAATCATCAATGGATTATCAGAGATTGATGATATATTTGATCGGCATAAATTCATGATATCTCTATATTTGCTATCAGCGTATTCAGTTTACGAGCAAAAGCCTATTGACAAGCCGGAATCAATTTGATATAAGATTTTTAGGCTTGTCGATCTCCTTTGATTAAAGCCTCGTATCAGCCATGCCTCAGAAACCGAATCCATGGTGGTTGGTACGGGGCTTTTTTTATCCTGTCATATGCAAATAATTGCATTTCCTCTTGACATCCTTCCTTAACATGTGTTAAAGCATTTAATATGTGTAAATCTACAAACGATATCGAAACGCCAAAATGCGGTCGGCCTAAACTTGATATAGATCCTGATGAAGTCTACAAGTTGGCTTTATTGCAATGCACACTTCGAGAAATTGCCTCATTCTTTAGCTGTGACGAAAAAACAATCAGGACACGTTTCCCCGCAGAAATCGAAAAAGGGCGTGAATCAGGAAAAATGTCCCTACGCCGGGCACAATTTAAAAGGGCTGTCGATGCGGGTTCTGACACAATGCTTATTTGGCTTGGCAAGCAATATCTAGGACAAAGGGAGCCACGTGATATTGATATTGATACTGGAGTTTCGAAAAAAATGGCTGAACTCCTGAGCCAATTGGAAAAGGATTCCGATTGAAGCCGTCTCCACGCCAGATTCAAGCCTGCCGTGATTCGGATAAGCGGATCAACATTTGGACCGGGGCCGTTAGGAGCGGTAAAACATATGGCCTTTTTTGGAAATTCAATCAGTATGCACAGCACGGCCCAGCCGGGAAACTCGCAATTGTAGCGAAAACACTGGAAACATTAAGAGAAAATATTCTAGAACCAATGCAAGAATTGATGGGGCCGGAATTCAGTTACTCGGATTCTGGCCGTCGGATTAATCTCGCGGGCCGGAAAATCCGAGGCGTTGGCGCCAATGACGAAAAATCTAAGGGCCGCATCCAGGGCGATACATTGGCTGGTGTCATGGGCGACGAGGTGACGCTCTGGCCAGAAAGCTTTTTCAAGATGCTGATGTCAAGGCTTTCAGTCACTGGGGCACAAGCTTTTTTTTCATGCAATCCGGAATCCCCGTATCACTGGCTGAAAAAAGGATGGATTGACCGGCAAGCTGATTTAAGCCTTTCGTATCATCATTTCAAATTGGAGGATAATGCAACTCTCGACTTGGAATATATCGAAAATCTTAAAAAAGAATATACTGGCCTATGGTATAAGCGATATATTGAAGGATTATGGGTACTTGCTGAAGGCGTCATCTATGATATGTTTAATGAGAAGCAACATTGCATGGATATATACGCCGGTGATTGGCCGACAATAATTTCAATAGATTATGGAATAGCAAACCCAACAGTATTTTTAAAAATCGGTGTGCCAGATAATAGAGCGTTTGTTATCTCTGAATATTATTATGATTATGCAAAAACAAATAAACAGAAAACGGATTCAGAATTGGCCGATGATTTTGACATCTTTTGTCGTGGTTTCAATCCGTTTGCTGTTTATATCGATCCGTCGGCATTGTCATTTATCACGGAATTAAAACGCCGTGGATATAACGTCAAATCGGCTGATAACGATGTAATAAATGGAATTGCATTTTGCTCAAAAAAATTCAATAAAAATGAATTGTTTATTTCAAGACAATGCAAAAATTTAATTCAGGAACTCGGAACTTATTCATGGGATGAAAAAGCACAAATGAAAGGCGATGACAAGCCATTGAAAAAGAATGATCACGCTTGTGACGCTATGCGTTATGGGATTTACAGTCATTTTAATCGTGGGCAGGTATTTGTCGGATGACAAGAGACGAATTTAAAAAGGAATTCCAGCGAAAACTAAAAGAAAAGCTGAAACAAAACAAAGAGAATCGAATAAGAGTTCATATTCCATATGATGAAATATATTTCAAAGGTACTGAAATTCTGGATAAATTATAATGAATTTTATGCCTCTAAAAAAATGCAATGAATCCGATGCATTGATATGGATTGATGGAATTGCCTACAAGAAATGCTCTATTGAGTATGCGGATATTATTATAAAATTATGATTTGGCATTTCAAAAAACAAAAACAGATTGAGCAACGCAATTATTCCGTTGCATGGCCGATAACGCCTGGACAGCCTATATATTCAAATTGGAGTGTTCAAAAGGCCACAAAAGAAGGATACAAAGCGAGTCCGTGGGTTTATCGTGCGGTATTTTTAATTGCGAAATCAATCGCTTCCGTGCCGTGGTATGTTGTGGACGATGAAGGCGAACGGGTAGAATCGCATCATTTGAATCAGCTATTCCGATATCCGAATCCGTCAATTTCAAGGCAGGACGTTTTTGAATTGATTGCGTCATGGCTGGGGCTTGCCGGGAACAGCTATCTTATTAAAAATATCGTAGGCGGTCGGACAACGGAATTGTGGCCGGTTTCCCCTGACAGGATGCGGCCGGTTTCCGGATACAGTATTCAAGATTGGTGCGCTGGGTATGCTTTGGATAATTCGTCATCCGTTTCTTATCAGCCGGAAGATATCGTACATCATAAATTCTTTAACCCTGCAAATCCGTTATTGGGAATTTCCCCGCTGGAAGCCGTCGGTAAGGCGGTCGATGCTGATGTGGCTATGCAAGATTTCAATGCCGCAACAATGCAAAGCCGTGGCGTGATTGACGGCGTTTTCACATTCGAGCGTGAGTTTACAAATCAAAATGATGCCGATGCCGTATCGGATCGAATCAAGGAAAAATATGGGGAAAAGCGTGGGTTCCTTGTCCTCGGGTCGAATGCCAAATATCAACGCCTGGGGATGACTCAGGCGGAAATGGATTTCAATGAATCCCGTCGATCTACAAGGGATGAAATCCTATTGGCGTTTGGCGTGCCCCCACAGCTTGTCGGCGTGACGGAAGCGAGTACTTACAATAATTTCCAGACATCCCAATTGATTTTTTGGGCCTCAACTGTTATCCCCTGGCTGGATGATATCTGTGACGGATTTAATTTTTCGCTTCAAAATGAATTGCAAGAAAATCAACGGATTTCATATGATCTAAGTAGTGTCCAAGCAATCAAGGAAGCACAACTTGATAGATCGGAAACGGCCAAAAATCTATCGGATATGGGAGTTCCGTTTGATCAAATCAATCGGTTGTTCCAGTTCGGTGTGGATGAATATCCGGGATGGGATATGCCGATTGCAAAATCTGGGAATCAAAATCAAGAGCAACGAAGCCATGACATTATCATCATGGATGATTTGGCACATGAAATCAGGATGTTGAATTCGGATATATCGGATAATGAACGGAAATTTATAAAATTATTATCGAATCAAAAAAGCCGTATTTTCAATGTTATGGACAAATATCAATCCATTCGACAATTATCTGATATCGATTTCAATGATTTGATTGCTTCCGATGAAGCGCAATGGGAAAAAACGCTTTCGGGAATATTCCTTAACGATGCTATTAAATACGGAAAGCAAGTCAAAATTTCTGGGAAGCGAAGCATTGAACCGAGAGAAGATTTAATATCCCAAATCAGTCAAGAAATTGCAAATTATTTGGTAGCGGAAGGCGTGATTTTAAGGGAAAAATCCTTGATTGATGCCGCAACTGTGGACATCATACTAACAAAAATATCTCAAGGAACAATGGCCGGGCTGTCAATAAACGATTTACAAACAGCCATATTGGATTCCGGCGTGTTCTCGCCTGAGCGTGCGCTCAGAATTTCACGGACTGTGACAGGATCAGCACAAATGACAGGGCAATATTTTGGCGCAAAGGCCGGCGGGGCCGAGCGGAAAGTCTGGAGGACTGCCGGACATAATGTGCGCAGACAACACACGGAACGGGATAATGAATCACGAGCAATCAACGAACGGTTTTCCCCGAAGTTCGGGGCCGTTGTCGGCCCGATGTATCCTATGGATGTGAACATGCCGGCTAGTGATCGGATTAACTGCCGGTGTTCATTATCATATTTCACGGAGTGAAAATGAAAAAAATCATACTTGCAATACTGATATCATTGGCAATCAATTCAATTTGCATTGCAAATGATTATCCGCCAGATGTTCCGCCGTGTCCGCCAGAATATCGGGACGGGCTTAAACCTTAGGATTATTATAAAATGGAAAAAGAAACAAGAGATATAGGCGAGATCAGGGAAATTCAAGATGATCAGGGGATTGTCAAGGCGTATCTCACGGCGTGGGATACAGTGGACGCTTACAATTCAACGTTCAAGCGTGGGGCCTTCAAGCGGTCATTCAAGGAGCGCAATCCAAAATTGATATGGAATCATAAGGATTTGGCTGGAAAAATACTGGAAGCTGGAGAAGATGATTACGGTCCATATGCCATGTGTCAATTTAATATGGATACATCGTCCGGACGTGATTATTTCAGCCATGTCAAGGCCGGGGATGTAAGCGCTTTTTCGTTCGGGTTCCGTTCGAACAAAGACCGAATCAAGAACGGCATTCGTGAGATTATGGATGTCGATGTTTTGGAATGCGGGCCGGTGTTGTTTCCGGCAAACGATAATGCAGTTATTACTCACGTAAGGGGGAATGATAAAATGAGTGAAGATATTAACAAAGAAATAGAAGCCTTGAATAAAACTTTTGAGGCTTACAAAGAGGCAAACGACAAGGCGATTCAAGAGGCAAGGGACAACGGCGGTCATGCCACTGCTGAAACCCGTGAAAAAGTTGACAAAATTGAAGCCGACATTACGGATCTTCGAAAAGGAATCGAACGCCTTGAACAGGCGGCAAATCGTCCTAATATCCCTGCAAAATCGGATGATGAACAACGGAGTGAAAATGAAATCCGGTCTTTCCTGAATTATGTGCGGCATGGCCGGAAAGGAATGGAGCCTGATGAACTTCGGACGCTTTCAAGCATCTCCGACGGAGACGGCGGTGTTCTGGTTCCGGAAACGTTGCTCAATCAAATTGTGATGAACGCATATGATATGGCGGCGTTGCGGCCGATTGTAAACGTAATGAATGTTTCGAGTGATTCCGTTCGCATGCCAACAATGAGTAAGCCGACTGTGAGTTGGGGCCGCCAATTGCAGGCCGTGACGGAGCAAAATATCACGACGGGGCAAGAGCGAATCCTTGTGAATTTTCTGCAAGCCCTTTACAAAATCACTGAGGATCTTCTTGCGGATTCGGCTTTCAATCTTGAATCTTATTTGCCGGGGAAATTCGGCATGGCTGTGGCCGAGGCGGAAGATGATGCCATTATCGTAGGCGATGACGACAATGAGCCTCTCGGTATTTTGACGGATTCCAGGGTTCAGGCGAACTATACGGCGTCAGGCGTTTCGGATAATATTTATGATCCGACGGATAATGATCCGAACGGGATTGACGCTATGCTTGACTGTCTATATTCGCTTAATTCCACATATCGGCGTAATGCAACGTGGGCATGGAATTCCAGTACGGAAGCGGCGATTAGAAAACTCAAAGATGACGATGGCAACTATCACTGGCAGCCGTCCGTACAGGCAGGCAAGCCAAATACTTTCCTGGGCCGTCCGGTAGTAAATCCTGAGGGGGCGCCTGATATCGCCGCAAATGCTTTTCCTATTTTGGTTGGGGATTTTTCGATGGGATACACGCTGATTGACAGGAGCGGCATGGCGATCCGCCGGTTGGATGAACTTTATGCGGCGACTTTCGAAGTAGGGTTCATCCTGAAAAAGCGTCTCGGCGGTCAGGTTGTTCTGCCGGAAGCGTTTGCCTGCATCAAGTGCGCAACTTCTTAATTTGAATAAACGCCGGGTTTCGGCCCGGCTTATCGGAGGATAAAATATGAGATTAAATCCTGATTTTCAATGTGAATTCACAGAA